CTGGTGATGTAGGGATAGGCAGCTGAGCCCGACACTGTGAGATATCTTCCAGATTGCACAATAGATTTGATCATAGCACAATTATAGCAACAATGCCCACATAAGTCAAATGATGTGCCATTTGGTCCAGACCTAGATGAGCCCAGAAACTGGGGTGACGGGTATCAGGCTGTCCCCAGTTCATTTTGGCCCAGTCAATGTGATAGTGTATTGCACTTTCAAACATGCCCAGCATCACACTGACCAACCACATGTCTGGGCCCAATGTTAGAGCCACAGCCACGGCTGTGCCAATACCATGTTTGACACTGTGCCGTATACCCAACCAATGGCCATACTGGCCTTTGTGAGCAATCTCCTGCGGATCCTGGTCCACAAAATCCACATACCAGTGCTTGATGTTCAAAAACACCAGGGTCAACAGTGCAATGGTCATCATGTTACCAACCTGCCTTGGTCAAAATTTCCTGCGCATAGGCTTGATCTGCAGGATAGTCTGCAAACTTCTTTTGCCACACATCACTGTCTATGTAAGACCAAATCATTGCAACTTGGTCAGATGTTAGCGAGTTTAAAAATTGCTGTCCTGATTCACAGTTATAAATGATCCATGGCGAGATGCGCCCCGCTGTGATGGCATAGCACAGTGCAGGAACACTGCCATATCTCAAGCAATGATGTGATTGCGCATTGTGTTTTTCTGCCCAGTCCATGCTGAATTCTACGCCACGTTCCAAGGCGTCGGCTACATTTTCCAATGGCAAGTAGGTCAGCAGATATTCTGTATAAATCTGATCTGATGCCCAGTGATCTAGCTTTTTGTTGTGTTTCAACAACCACTCAAGAAACTGACGAGGATTGATCACTCGAGTATCCACACAGTATCTGCCAAACTTTACAAAAGCACGATAGTAGGCCGAATCAGCAAAGTCATCAAATGTTTTAAGGCGAGCTGACCCTTGTGTGATTTCATAAAAGCGAATGTAGGCCTGGAACCCTAGTTCGACACCGCGTTCGTTGCGCTGTTGTCTGCGTCGTTTGGCTTCACAAACATGCACTGCCAAACTGCTTTCTCGCACAAAGTTTTTTTGACAGTATTGACACTGATAGCGAATGTCAGTGGGTTTTTGGTGGGCTGACACTGTCATTTGTCGTTGCCGGCGGCGCGATTGTATTCGTCTATTTCTTTTTGTGTGACAATAGCCATCATCACATCAATTTCATCGTCTTTGTACTGCGGATACATGGCTACAAGCGCTCGTCGTTTGACCGAAGCGCCAGACTGTTTTTTCTTAGGAGCTATCCAAGGATGTCGGTGAGTGCCCATTCCTGGACTCACAGCAGTGGCCATGAGCCATTGCAGTTTGGGATGTTTGGCCACTGAAAAGAAGTGTTTGTTCAAACGTTCGTTGGTGGCAATCACATAGAACTCTTGCAATTCTCTTGAACCTTCCACTGCTGAGCCCCAACGTATCATGAGATAGTTACTAAACTTTTTTCGTTCTTCTTCAGTGAGCTCGTCATAGAATGTTCTGACCTTGCGATCAAACATCTTCATTTCGTTGGCAATGCTCAGCTTATCACTCATGAGTTTTCTTTAGATTGTACAGCACAAACAATTGTTCCAGCAACTCACGCATGGCCAAATCTGATTCGCACATCAACAACAATTCGTTGATATGGTTCATGTAGTATCTGCGCTCTTTGAATTCTTGCACATTACTGTCATAGCCAACAATCTGTCTCTGTGTTGATCCAAACTCTCTGGCGTATATACGATTGCCATCACGTTCGTAAATGTATGTGGCGCCAGGTTTAAGACTGCCCATAACTATACCCATACTGGTGGTAGGCCCAACGCAGAAATCTTTCTAGACCCTCACGATCTTCTGGATAGCTTTCCAAATAGATGCGCACCATCCTGTTCAACATTTCAAAAATCTGCGGTTCAGTGTACATTACCAGGCCTTGTTGTAGTCCACAATCTCACAGTTACGACTTACGTCTTTGACAAAATACACACAGTCAGGATCAGGACCATCGCTGATAGGCACCGCCAGCAACTGCCCATTTTTTAACTTGGGTGCATACCAGCTGACCTCATGGTACACATCTAAAATTTCTATGTCTGGAAAGCTGGGGCGGAAGCTGGTTAGTGGATTGAACTGGAATACCTTGAAGCCACGATCATTGATTGAAGTCAACGGCAGCACTTCAAGATCTCCTATGTCGGGTTCGCCTATTAAGACCTGCCAATCCATGGGCATTTTCAAAGTGTGCTGACCAATTCGCAACACCAAAGCAGGTGCATTAAAACTTTCTAAAAAAATCAAAGGTATGAAGTGGTAATCTGGCTCTGCTGGGTTAGAGTTGTCCAGTATTGAAAACCTCATGTCATCTACTTCTTCAGGTAAATGATCTAGATCATAGGGCTGGTTGTCCAGTGTTAGTATTCTCATGTTTGTAGTGTATAGAAAATTTATCACAAAGTCAACTACTTTATCTGCATCCACTCGAGTTTTTCTTGTGAGAATGGGTAGTTGGCCTCACGATAGTAGGCTTTACGCTTGGTCAGGTGCCGGCGGGCAAATTTGCAGGTACTGGTTATGTCCCAGATTTGCACGTGGTCTTTGTCTTCGGCTTTGCGGATTCCCCGCCCAATGCTTTGTATGACTCGCACAAAACTCTTGCCGGGTTCAATGAGCACAAGATTGAAAATACGGGGGATGTTGATACCCACTGCGGCCACGCCATATGTGGCCACAATGATTTTATCTGTTGCCTCTGCCACTTGGTCATATTCGTCCTGTCTATCTTTGGCCTTGGTTGCGCCGGATACAAACACAGCACGGTCGCCTAGTCGTGACACCAGTGCTGTGCCTGCTGCCACACGATCCACCAGCACCAAGGTATTGCCAGTTTGATTTACATGCTCTATGAGCTCGGCCATGGCATCTAGACGCCCTGACTCTTCCAGCAGATATTTAAGCTCACTCTGATAGTTGGCGTATTCAACATGATCCTGTAGTTGCACAATGTTCACATGGCACTGAGCTAACACTCCTTGCTGTTGCAGTTCGTTGGCACTCAACTTGCCAATCACAGGACCCAAACTAACCAGCAAGGACTGGCTTTCAAATTTTTCTTTGGGTATGGTGCCGGTCAAACCCCAGCGAATTGGCACTCTGGCCATGACACCTGTAAGCAAGGTTTTCAGTGCATCGGCCTTGGCCATGTGCACCTCGTCCACAATCACACACACCACATCGTCGATGAAGTCTTGTATGGTGCAGTCGCCCACACCTGATTTGGTGTTTTTCAACAGCACATTGAGACTTTGCCAGGTGCAGATGGTGTGCCGATGACCGTGTTCTTTGCGATCACCAAAGTAAACTCCCACATCAAGCCCTACATTGCGATAGTCTTTTTCTGTCTGTGTCACAAGACTCTTGTTGGGCACAATCACAATTGATCTGCCATAAGGCTCCACGCAGGCACTCATGGTAGCAGTCATTATGGTCTTACCTGCACCTGTGGCCACTTCTTGTATGCACTGAGGATTCTGCAAGAAGTTGTTGACAATTTCTACCTGATAGTCACGCAGCATAATGGGATGGCCTTCGGCAGGATGTCCTTTGGGCCATGTCTTGTATGCCCAGCGATTTTCTTCTACCAATTCAAAGTCAAATGTGACTGAGTAATCACGTTGATCGTCTAGTTCAACATCCCAGTTGTATTGCTCCAACAAGGGCAATATTTCAGGCAGCAGGTTGGTGTATGTAGATCCACCCAGTTGAAAGTAACTGACCTTGCCATCCCAACGGCCCAGCCTCACAGCTGGCAAGTAGCGAGCATATGGCACGTCATATTTGAACGCCGTGACCAGTCTGCGGCGCATGTCAAGATCCAGACCTTCTATCTTGATGTTGACTTCATCACGTATGACAATTGTGGCTTGTTTCATTGTAAGGTTACTTGCTGCACCCACTGACGTCGGGAAATTTGAAATAAAAGATCTTCTCGATCACCTGTGTATTCCAAATCAGCAACAGGAAATCGCAAGGGCTGTGCTTTTACATTATACACACTTTTGATGTCGTGAGCAACAAAAAAGTTCTGATGTTGATCAATGTAGCGTTGCACTGACCCATATATTTTGCTCAAATCTCTATCATAAAACTGCACATTGAAGTCAGCACTGTAGTGACTGAAAGGCCGGAAGGCATCATTGGCAATGTACTTATCGTTGTCGTGCGCCAGATCCTCGACTGTTTTACCAATTTCACAATAGTTCAAATACACTGTGCCAAATTTAATAATAGGCTCGCCATAGACGGCTTGTAATTCTGAACTTAACTTGTGCACCTTGGGCATGCCGAACCAAGTGCAAACAACTCTTGGTCTATTGCCTGCGGCCACGCTTTCGCATCGGTGCACGGCCAAATTCAGTTCGGCCAAGGCCTGACGCACCGACTGTGGAGCATCAAACCAATAATCAGAATTTTGTTGGTCTAATAGTCCGTGATACCGTTCAAAGATATTGTGTAGGTAATTTAAACAATCTTGTGTGTACTCAAATGGCCTGTGTATGATTGGGTCCCAGAGATTGATTGTGGCAATACAGCGTTGGATGTCAGCCACAGCTCGTTCTCGCTCGGTTCGTGGAGTGCCAAAACCGTAAAATCTGTCAGGGTGATCCATGGGCCAATCAACACGTTCACGCATTCTTTTGATCCATAGGTCGGCCACTGGTGTATCACGCACACGAAAATTTAAGGTTAAAGGATCTTGCTGGCCTAGGGTAATGCAAAGCATTGTAACAGTATATACTTACCGCAAACCAAAGTCAAAAAAAAAACAGGCACCGAAGTGCCTGTGTGAAGCCTGGGCCGGAGCCAACCGTTTGAATGCCCAGGAAAACTCTATCTGCTACATCATGCAAACTGTGCACCATCACTGAGTGCATGCCACATCTTTCGCTTTTCATAGTAGCGAGCCAGGCCAGGCCAGTCTGCTGCATAGATGCTGAAGCTGTAGTATGGACGATGGCACCAAGTGTTCCACTTCTTGTTCAAATGTCCGCCAGCACCGCCACCTGATCCAGTGTGGGCACGTTGACGTCCGGTTCTAAAGGTACCACTGGAGAACAAGTCACTACCCAAATAGATGTAGTCAAACTCTTTGGGCCAGCGCACCAGCCACTCGATGTTACCATGCCAGCCAGGATAACCCTGTGGCGCTTTTTCGTCACGGCCGCCCCAGTTGGTCACACCGTTGTGTGGGCATG